CTCGCCCTGCTTCTTGGCGGCCGCGGTGATGAGGTCGAAGTCGTGCGCAGCCTTGGCGCCCTGACCGTTCTGCAGCATCTGGGTGAGGGTCTGGTCCGCGCCGGCCGTGCTGTTGCGCATCGCGTCTAGCGGCGTGTTGACCCCGAGCAGCCCGCCGCCGAACTGTGTGATGCCGGTCAGCGCGCTGCCGAGAGGGTTCTTCCACGAGTAGGCGTGGCTGGAGTAGTACGCCGTCTTGCCCAGGTCGCCGGCGTTCGCGCCCGGGTGGGCGTAGTCGACGTTGTTTCCGAACAGGTCGTTGACCAGGTCCGCGATGTACGGCGCACCGATCAGCGCTGCGGCCGACCCGATCGCGAGCTTGCCCTTCGAGCTCGACGCCCGCGTTGCCAGACCTGACGCGGCTGCTCCCCACTTGCCGCCCGCCATCGCCACATCGGCGGCGCCGGCTGAGGCAGCGAGCCCGCGCATCTCGGCCGACAGCGCAGCCGTCTGACCGGTCAGCCGAGCTAGCAAGCTCGAGGTGAGGTCGCCGGCCTTGTTGAACGCGATCGCGGCCACGACGCCCGTGTAGATCACTGGCCCTAGCGGCGACTTACCGATCGCGCCAATGACGTTCAGCAGCGCGGTGAGGGTCGGCAGGACGACCTGGCCCACCGGCTCGGCCGCGTGCACGATGCCGAGCCCGGCGTCGCCCAGCGACTTGAGCATGGCGACGGCCTTCGGGCCCTCCTGCTCGACGTAGCTGACGAACTGGTGGAAGCCCTGCGACTTCTCCAGCCCGTCGGACCACTGCCGGAACTCCTCGGAGGCGTGCACGAGCCCGCCAGCGAAGTCGCGGTTGATCGGCGCGAAGTCCACCGTCATCTGCGCGAGCCCGGCAGCCACGTTGCCGGTTGCCTTCGCGAAGGCGTCGAGCGTCGGCGCAGCGTCGGTGTCGAGGTAGTGGAAGAACGCCTGGAACTCCGAGTCGTTCGCCAGCCCATGCCCGGCCTTCTCGGCGAGCGTGCCCATCTCCGTGGAGATCGACCCGACGAGCTCACGGACCTGCGGCAGGAGCGGGAGCAGCTCCTCAAGGCCCGCCTGCGCGCCGGGCAGCAGACCCTGCTGCGCGGCCGCCTGCAGCGACTTCAGCTGAGGCTCGGCCTCGTTGAGGAACCGGACGAACTGCTCACCGGCCGGGCCGATCGCCGCCATCTTCTCGTTGAGCGCCTGCAGGTTCGACGCGGTCGGCTCGAGCTGGTACTTGTTCAGCGCGTCGATCGCGTCGCTCATGCCGTGGAAGGCGAGGACCGCCACGCCGACCGCACCAGCTGCGGCGCCGACGCCGGCGGCGAGGCCGGTCACAGCCGGGATCGCTCCGGCAGTGAGCGGGATCAACGCCGGGCCGAGACCCACCGCGGCCGTGACCAGCGCGTTCAGGCGGCCGGTGTACTTGTTCAGGTCGTCCGCGCTGCTGCGCGCCTGCGTGCCTGAGCGCTTCAGCCCATCGTCGGCCAGTTGCTTGGTCGAGCGGTTCGCCTGGGTGCTCGTCCCGTCGAGGTGGCCGAGCTCGCGGTTCAGCAGGGCGGTCTGCGCAGCCGCCCGCGCCATGCCGGTGGTGAAGTCGACATCGTTGAGGGAGAGCTCTACGGACTCACGGCGAACGCCCATCAGGCACCTCCTCGGTGTCTCGAAACGGTCACGTGGTCCGGCGCGGGCCCAGTCGGATCAGGGGAGTGCGACCGTCTGACTTGCGGCGCTCGCCCGGCTCGAGGTCCTTCTCGTCTTCGAGCTCCTGCGCGGTCCGCTCGCGCAGCCACGGCGCGATGCCGGCACAGACCGGGCACACGTGGTCCTCGATCGAGAAGTCGGGATCCTCGTCGGCGATGGACTGGTGCAGGCCGCAACCTTCGTGCACGCCCGCGTGGTACTCCGCGAGCGCCAGCATCCGCGTGCGCTGCAGGTCATCCCACTCCGGCTCGCGGGTCACGATCGTGACCCCGGTGAGCGTCAGCTCGCCGTCGTCTCCGACGGTGAAGTGCTCGTGTCGCTCTCGGGGCTCGTGGCCGAGGAGCCGTCGCTCGCTGATCCCGAGGTCGCGTGCGAGTTGGAGAATGGCCCGCTCGCCAGGGCGACGCGCAAGTCGCTCAGCAATTTTGGGAGGTTGATGCCCCGCTCGTACATGCTGATGACGATCGCGGCGATCGCCTTCTTGTCCGGCCGCATCAGTTCAAGCGCGTCGAACTGCCCGGGGCCGAGCTCCTCGCCCTCCCAGTGCGTCACGTAGGTGGCCAGGTCAGCCAGCAGCGCGGTCGCGTTGCAGACGCCGTCGATCATGGCGTCCTCGCCGTGTCCCGGCTCGCCCTCTTCGCGGGCGGGGTGCTCGATCTTCCACTGCACCCAGTCGCCTTCGTCGCGGCTCGCGGTGATGGTGATGTCGCCGGAGTACTCATCCATCAACCCGGCGATCTCGGCCATGCGGTCGCTGATCTCGTTGACACGCGGCGGCAGCATCGGCTGAGCCGGCTGCTCGCCCATCTTGAGGGGACGGTCTGCCATCTCGGCGAACGCCTGGGCGGTGAGGTCCTGCTGCTCGACGGTCAGCGCCTGCATCTCGGCGACGTAGCGCTGGCCCTCGCCGACGGTCACCCGGTAGGTGCGCGTCGGCCGCAGGGGAGTGGTGCGGGAGGCCTTCTCGACCATGAGCTCGGTGATGCTCTTTGCCATGCTTGACTCCTGCCGGGGTTGCCGAAGTTGTGACCCCTGGCCCGACCACCTCGGCAAGGTCGGGCCAGGGGCGTCTGCGGGGCTCAGGCGAGCTTGAAGTCCTCGGCGATGAAGACGCCGCCGACGAGCACGAGGTTCTGCGTGCACGACAGCTCGTCGTACTCGCCGTCACCGGTCTGACCCTTCGCGCGGACACCGACGTTGCACAGCGCGATGTCCGCGATGTCGTTCGCGGCGACCGTGCTCGAGGTGCCGAGCTTGCCGTTGAGCAGCGCGATCGTGACGTTGGCGCCCGGCACGAGCGCCTCGTAGAGCTCGTTGCCCGGGCTGCCGACGGTGCCGAGGCTCTGCGGCTTGTAGGAGTACTGCACGGGGATCGCCGGGAACGTGGAGGTCCCCAGCTGGGTCGGCACGAAGACGTTGCCGAGCTTGCGCGGGCCCTGGCCGCTGTTCTGCTGCGGCTGCATCGTGAAGTTGCCGTAGACGTGCAGCGACGCGAACAGCGCGGCGTTGAGCTCGGTCACGGTCGGGATGCCCGACGGCGCGGCCGGCGTGTTCTTCATGACGATCAGCGTCTTGTTCGCAAGCTGCTTGACCGTGGGCGGGTTGGTGAGCGGCATGACTACTCCTCCGAAGGCGTCGTGTCGGTGGTCTCGGCCGACTCGTCGGCCTCCTCGTCACCCGGGTCGGGGACGTTCTGGGGGGCGTCGTCCTCGGACGCCTCGGCCGCGACGATCTCGGCGAGGATGTCGGCCTTGGACTTCGCGGAACCGAGGTCGATGCCGTGCTCGGCCGCGTAGGCCTTGAGCTCGGCGACCTTCATGCTCGTGAACGCGGGCCCCGCAGGCTGCTCGGTGGCCTGCGCGGCCTTGGCGGCCTGCGCCGCCTCGTACTGGTCCGCGAGGGCGCGGCGAAGGTGCTCGTTGGACATGCTGACTCTCCTCAGAGTGCGTAGGTGTAGGAGACGAGGCCCGAGAACAGGCCTGCGTCGGGCTTGACGGGGGTCGTCGACTCGTGGGTGATCGCGGTCGAGTCGAGCCCGGCGACGGTGATGCGCTGCCGATCCAGCGCGTCGGCGATCGCAGATCCGGCCCAGCGGGCCTCGTCGACGGTGTGGCCGACGTAGCGCAGCGAGACGCGCCACCCGGTGCGGGCGGTGGTGTCGCCCTTGTTCGGCGGTGCGAAGCGGCGGCCGATCGAGATCAGGACGTAGATCCGTGGCAGCGCGCCCTTGTTGCCGTCGGCGCCCGGAACCTTGCCGTACTCGTAGACCCGCGGCTTTCCGGTCTTGGGGTCCGGGCCGAGAGTCGCCTCGAGCATCGGCGTGAGCACCGCGATGTGCTCGCGCTCGTCGAGCTCGCTCACCGAGCGCCCGTCTCGAACAGGCCGTCGAGCAGCACGTCGACGTCGCGGTTGAACTTCGGCCGGATCACGTCGAGCGCGTTCGCGAGGTCGTGGTGCGGCGGCTGATTGCGAGAGCCCTCCTCGAACTCCATGTCGCCCTGCGGGCGCGAGGAGTCCGGACCGAACGCCGCCTTGATCTGGCCGCCGCCGAACGCCGAGATCGCCGTCGCGGCGTCCCAGGTGATCGCCGCGGGGTAGTCGCGGCCGTGTCGGCGCGCCGTGAACCTGGCGATGCGACGAGCGGTCTGCCCGCCGTCACGCGCGGCCGCGGTGACGACCTTCTTGCCCTCGCGGTACAGCCGAGGCCCGACGGCGCGCTGGTCGTCGGCGAGGATCTGGATGTCTTCGTGGCGGCACTCGACGCGCATGGGAGCTCACCAGCCTTCGGGTTCGTCCACCTGCACCACCGGCAGGCGGTAGGCGGTCATCTGGTCGTGGCGAGCGGACTCGAGGATGCGCCAGAACGTTCCGGCGATCTCTCCGGCCGTGACCTCCACGACGTCGCCGTCCACGAGGTCCTGCGTGGCCGCCGGCAGGCTCAGGGTGCGGTCGGCCTGCTCCCAGGTGACCCCACCCGGGTCGAGAGGCTTCTCGCGGCCGACACCGCCGCCGCCGAAGGCGCTGAACCGCGCCGGTCCGGTGAGGACGGCCTCCCACGACTGCGCCTCGACGCCGGTCGTCTCGTCCTGGACGACATCGCCGCTCTTGCGCTTGATCGTGACGTCTGAGGCGCCGTTTGCCGCGCCCATGCGGGACTCCGCGAGGGCGCGGAACCGAGGGAGTGCGCGGACGGCCCTCACGCGATCTCCTGGACCACCACGGCACCGCCGGCGCCGAAGCGCGAAGCGAGGTTGTCGCGAGTGATCTCAGGGATGTACACGGGGGAGACCTGGCCCGCCGCCTCGGCGGTGTAGGACTCCTGAGCATCGTCGAGACGCACCGATGCGAGGCCGGCGGTCGAGCCGCCGCCGCTCGCGTCGTGTTGCAGCCACGCGATCGCGAGCTGCACGCAGAGGTCGACGACGTCGGCCGGCACCGTCGCGAGACCGAAGGTGTAGGTCACCGCGACCTCGGCGGGCGGCGGGTGCATCGCGCTGCCGAGGTAGGTGCACGAGAGCCATCCCTCCTCGCGCCACAGGCCCTCGGCCACGACGCGGTAGCGCGTGGTCGGCTGGCCGTCGACGAGGACCGAGGTCACCGAGCCGCGGATGACCGGGCCCGGGAGCTTGAGCAGGCGACCGGCGCCGCCATCGATGATCACCGTGGCGGTGACCTGGCTGATCACGCCGCCGGCGGCGTCTCGGATGGCCGCAGAGGCGATGTCGAGAGCCCGATCGGCCTTCGATGAGCCTGCCCACTGATCGGGGAGATCCGTCGCGGCGGCGAGCGGTGCGAGTGTCGTCACGACGGATCTCCCTTCTCAGGTGCGGGTCAGACCTGCTCGGCAGCGTCGATCGCCGCAGCGATCTCGGCCTTCGTCTTCGCCTCGCCGAGGTCGATGCCCTTCTCGGCCGCGTAGGCCTTGAGGCCGTCGACCGTGGTCGGCTTGGCGTCGGGCTTGTCCGACTTGTCGGCCTTGCTCGACTTGCCCACCTCGACCTTGTAGCCGTGGCGGATGAAGTAGCTCAGCTCCGTGCTGGGGAGCTCGAGCGTGCCGACGCCGTCCGCGAACGCGACGGAGCCGACCTTGCCCGTGAAGTCCTCCACGGGCGCGTGAATCGTGGCCTTCGACATGGTGGGCGTCCTCCTACTGGACCTTGACGTTGCGCAGCACGGCGGCGGCCGTGGTGCGCTTGAGCACCGGAGCGGCGACCATCTCGACCTCGCCGGTCTTGACGGCACCCGCGATGGAGAAGTCGGGCAGCCATGCCTTGAGCAGCTGGCCGACCTTCGAGACGCCGTGGAAGGCGTCGAGACCGAAGTTCACGGCGTACAGGTCCGTGAGCCCGGTGACGTTGCCGCCGGCGCCCGCGCCGTCGGGGTCGCGGGTCTCGATCGGGACGACGTTCGTCTCGGTCGAGGTGCCGTCGGCGACGACCGTGCCGGCGTCGATGAGCACCGCGTTGCCGTAGCGCTCGATGACACGGCCCAGCGCGTCCTCCTCGCGGCTGTAGTAGCCCGCGCGGCGGCCGATGGAACGCACACGCGTGATCGACTGCCGGTTGCCGATGATCGCCTGGGCGCCGCCGACCACGAGCGAGAGGAACAGGTCGAAGTCGTCCAGCGCGCCGTTCGCCTTGTCCTGGCTGTTGATCGTGGCGGCGGTCCAGTCGGTGAACGCCGCGGCGCCGCCGGGGATCATCTCGGTCGTGGTGCCCGTGAGCATCTTGTCGAGGCCGTCGAAGCCGTTCGCGGTGACAGCGACGTCGCCGTTGATGAGCTGGTCGATGAAGCCGTTGACGGCGCCCTTGATCATCTCGTTCATCTGGAACGCGACCTCGTTGGTCGCCCCCGAACCGAGGTCGGAGATGACCCGGTCCACCTGGAACGAGCCACCGAGCGGGACCAGGTTGGTCGTCGCCCGGACGCGGGTCGCCTGACCCGGCACGAACTCGCTGTTGATCGACCGGTAGCCCGCCTTGCGAGCGTTGACCAGACGCGTGTAGCCGTAGGTGAGCGTCGAGCCGCCCGTCCCGGGGTTCACGCAGTCGTCGAAGGTGAGCTGGTCCAGCAGCCACGAGTTGCGGCGGTACTGGTCGATGACCGCGTAGTCGACGTCGTTCTGAACGTTGACCTGGGCCTGCGCAAGCGTGATCGCCATGATGAGAGCCTCCTAGCTCTTGTGGTAGTGACGGCCGACGGCGTCGGCCAGAGTCTTGGGTCGGCCCTTGGTCTCCTTGCGAGTACCGCCGTCCGCCCCGCCCTGGAACCCGTTGCCTTGCGCGAGCAGGTGGGGCTTCTTCTCGCCGAGGTCCTTGAGGGCCTCAGCGATCGCCTCGACGTCGATCTTGTTGTTCTCGTCGAGGAAGTCGTCGTGCTTGTGCGACCGCAGCAGGATCGCGACCGTGTCCTCGGGGTCGGCGAACTTGGCCGCCTTCGCCTCGATCTTCGCCTCGACCCGGTCGTTCAGCGCCTCGCGCGCCGCCTCGGCCCGGGCCTCCTCGCGGATCTTCTCCGCGTCGATCTCGGGCTTCTTGTCCTCAGGCTTATCGGGGCCCTTGTCGGGGCCCTTGTCTGCCTTGGCTCCGAGCTCCTTGAGCCGGGCCTGGTCCTTGCGGGTGCGGCGCTCGAGCTGGCGGTTGATCCGCTGCTGGGACTCGAACTTGGCCTTCCAGTCGACCTTGTCGGGGTCGCCGTCGGGGTCGTCCTCGTCGTCGTCCTCGTCGTCGCCGTCGGGGTCGTCCTCGTCGTTGGCGTCCATGCGGAAGCCACCGAAGACGGCCTGGTTGCGTGCGAAGACGCCGCGCAGGAACGCCTGCTGGTCCTCGGTGAGGAGGTCAGCGAAGGCGGGGAGCTGGTTGTGGTCGTGCGTGTCCTGCATGGGTCTCTCCTCACGAGAGGTTGTCCCGACGCCTCGCGCGTCAGGTGGCCGAGGGGAGCAGGTATCCGTTGTTGCGGAGCTGCTCGATCGCGATCTCTCGCCGCTTCTGCTCGGAGAGGTGCGCGAAGTTGTGATCCACCCACCGGTAGATGCCTTCGGGGCGAAGCCGGAACGCCTTGTTCGGGTTCGCCTTGCGCCACGCGGCGCGCTTGGTGACGCCGGTGGTCGTGGCTTTGTATCCGCCGGGTGCGGCGAGCCCGGCGCGGACGTTGATGACCTTCGCCGGGTCGGCGCCGTCCTCGACGATCGCCTTGTAGTCCGCGGCCGAGAGGTCGCGGACCTGGCCCGTCTTGATCGCCTCGAGCGGGTCGGTCAGCAGCGGGTTCGTGTCGCGGTGGTCATCGGTCGGCACCATGACGCAGTCGCAGCCGGGGTGCCTGTCGAATCCGGTCGACCAGCGGTAGACGCGGCCGGCGAGGACCGCGCACCGCTTGCAGCTCGGCAGGTTCAGGATCCTGACGTACGACGTCCACCCCTGGGCGGCGACCTCGACCTGTGAGGCGCTTCGGGCCGCGTCGCGTACCTCGGAGGCGATGAGCTGCTCGACAGCGTGCGTGAACTTCGACGCCTCGTCCCACCAGGGCGCCGGCACGGCTTCGGCCGGAGCAGGCACCCGCGCGTCGATCGTGGCGATGATCGGCTCGACGACCGGGAATCCGAGTGAGGACCACCCAGCGAACGCCCGTGCGCTGGTCTGCGGCGCCTTCTTG